GACTGCATCGTAACCAAGACAAAGTGTACAAGAAATTTCACAACTCTCTCTGTCTGTATGTCTTTCTAATATGGATCCATTTCTATACATTCTGTAATATGTGTATTGCGGTATTAAACCAATCCCTGTTAATTTTTCTAATTCAGAAACTTTACCTAAAAGAACTGTATCAAAAATTAAATCACCATAAGACCTAAAATCTCCAGGGGATTGAGCATCTCCAAACTCTCCGATATTAGACATTGTATTTTCCATTCCGCTGTCTTGCAAAGTTTTCAATCTTCTTTCTGCAAGCATAACGTAACCATAAAGCAAATCAGCAATATCTTTATTAAGAAAATTTTCTATTTTTAACCAGCCATCTTTTAGATAATTAGACATATTATTCAATCTTTTTCTTTGAAGTTCTTTCAGCAAGTTGTTTTTTCAGAACTTCAATTTGTCTTAATGCAGGAATTATTAAATCTTGAAATGCTGGATGGTCTTTACGAGACTCAATCCAACTAAGTCTGGTATCAATAGCTTTCCTAAGTTGTGGCAAACTCATATCATTTTGACGAGGTGCTCCTGCTAAATCTGCATCTGTCTCCATTAAGTCTTTTAATTGACCCCATGGGAATCTTTCCCTTTTATCAAAGTCATCAAAATCCTCTAAACCCCAAATTCTCGGCATTTGCCTACCATCAGGCATTGTTATCCTATCAATTAAAGGTTGCAAAGCTCCAAGAACTATTTTAAATCCAGCCATATTAAGTTTTCTTTTTGTGTGTTTTCTGAACTTCAAATGTTGCTTTTTTTACAGCACCAGCATGGGGTTTATATTCGCCTTTCATAAGTTTAAAGCCTTTACCAGACTTCATCCAGTGAAAACCTTTTGGTGCTTCTACTGATTTTTTCGCCATTATTTTTTCTTCTTTTTCTTAACTGTCTTTGCTGCTGCTTTAAATTGTGCTGATGTTGGAGCACCTTTTGATCCAGCTTTTCTCATTTTCTCTCCAGAGCCACCTTTTATTCTTTTTCTTTTTGCATGTATGTTTGCATATAATCCAGGTCTTTTAGCCATTATGTTTTCCTCTTTTTTGATTTTTTAAGTTTTTTAAAATCGGCACCAGTTATTTTTGTTCTGGGTTTTGAAACTTGTGCAAGTTTTTTCTGTTTCGGGGAGTATTTTTTAAAGGGCATTATTTTCTCCTTGATTTGGCTCCTGAACATTTCCACCTTTTTCTTGATAGATTGTTAGGAGTGTTTGGGTCGTTTTGTTTTTTCTTAGATAATCTTTTCTTTATACCAAGACTTCTAGCACAATATGAATCACCTTTAGATGTTCCTGGTTTGACTCTTGGACCACCACCTTTGGCTTTGCCTGATTGACCATAACTAACTCTTTTCCCAGATTTAGTTACTTTTACTTTGGCTTTACCTCTTCTTGGCTTCGCCATTATCCCTCCAAAAGTTTATTCATCATAGAATGAACGTCATCACCACTACTTACTTTCATCACCTTAACACCCTCAGGCATCATCTCTTCTTCCACCATCTCTTCTTCATCACCAACACCATGTTGTGCTTGATGGCATAATAATAAAAAGTTTATAAGTTGATCATCTGTCATTTCCAATCCTTCAGAGGTATGAGCAAAACCCATTTTCTCAACGAACAACTCAGCATTTTCTTCCATATTTTCTACATTTACTTCAGCCATTTTATTCTCCTAAATCTATTCTTCTTTGTTCCATTAATCTTATTCTTTCTTCTTGGCTAGGAACAAAAATATTTTTTAACGCACCACCAAGACTTTGAATAATAGACATAATTCCTGATGACTCTTGCTCAGTTAGTTGTCCACCTTGTTTAATTTTTTCTTTTGTTACTTCTAAACCTGTAATGGCATCTCGCATTCCTTCAGGGTCAATTTGCATAAGACCTTGTTGGGCAGAGTTTATCATAGCAAGTTCATCTTCAGTAAAATTTGGACCACCTTGCATTTTATAATAGCCATCAGGAGAAAGAGACATTTCACCTTCCCTCATGACGTTTGAAGGATTTAATAATTTATTCATTTGTCCTAATTGATCAGCCATGTTACCTCCTAAAAACTAAATGGGTCAAATGGGTTTGAACCAGAACCAAAAGCTCTTGGGATTCCTGGGGTTCCACCATATAATTCTCTTTGCCTTTGATTGGCCATTATTGCATCTTGCTCGGCAGTTGTTTCTGGTATTCCTGCCAAAGCTCTTGCTTGAACATTTCTTCTATTGGTTTCTATTCTGTCAAGCTCTCCCTGAGTTGTATCAGGTGTAACTCCTAGCATAAATTTTGTAATTTTATCTGAGTATGTTGGAGCAACTCTGTCAAGTAAATATCCTGGAGATTTTATATCAGCCATGTAATTGCTAAGTCCTGTGTCGCCAATCGCTGAACCAACGTCTGTTCCTTGATTCTGTCTAAATCTTGGTGGAGCATCTTTAACTGAATAATCGGGATTCTCAACTCTATATCTATCCATGGCTCCACCGAGATCCTGAGTTGTTGGTATAGATCCGAAAGCACCTCTTGGCGCAAATCTATTTGCATCTATAATAGTAGCACCTCCAGGACTCATATCAGGTAAAGCTGATCTTCCTCTGTTATAAAGTTTATTAAGTCCATTCCAAATACCCATAAAACTAAACATTATCTTGTCTCCTCATTAATTCAGTGACATTTGAAAGAGCACCCATGTCACCTTGCCCAAGTCTTCTTTTAATCTCTTCAACTTTATTCATTAAATAATTTGTCATTTCCTCGCCACCTTGCATCGGCATCTGTTGCTGGGGAGTTTGTTGAACTCCTCCAAATGCTGAAGGATTAATAGGTCGTATAGAAGCAAGAATATCATTCACCTTTTAATACCTCCATTTGAATATCTGCAGCATTCTTTTCTCTTTCCATTTGTATTTTAGAAGCATTCTTTTCTCGCTCTAATTGCAACTCAGCTTCGAGTTTAACTATCTTTGATTCTAGTTCTGCTTTTGCTTTTGCTGCTTCAATTTGTAAATCTTGCTGTGCTTCAGCTTGTTTAATTTGGATTGAGGACTGAGCTTTAGCTTGGTCTGCAGCAATTTGTGCTTCAGTCCTTGCTTTGAGTGCCTCAGTTTCGAGTTGAGCGAGTTGTTGTGCATACTGTAAAGGATCTCCTTGTTGACCTTGTTGACCTGCGCCAGCAATTGCATCAATCTGTTTCATGACAGGTGCCTGTTGTACAACTTGTGCAGCACGTTGACTAATTAGGTTGTCTAATTCTGGATCGATGTCTTTCGCTTCATACTCTGTAGACTTGAAGTCTGGCACTGGTGGTAATGGTACACCAACTCCTGCTTCCATTCTTGTCCTATATAATAACGCAACATGCTCGGCAATGTGTGCAATAAGAACAGGTTGCATTGCTGCAGCTCCAGGATTCCCTGCTAACGAAGGATCTTGAATAAACTGCATATGAACAGCTATATGAGAATCATGGTCTTGCTCAGGAAAAGCTTTTATAGGTTTACCATACATAACTGACATGTTCTCATCTATTGGGTCAAGTCTTGGGGCATCCTCTGGTTTTTTAAGAATCTCATCTATGTTCGGTATTCTTATTGCTTCATACATTCTTTTATAAGCTTCGTACATATCATGCATATCTGGTGCTGATTGAGCCATCTGCATAATTGCCTGAGCTTGAGCGATACGTTGAGCACTAGAGAAAATGTTGGGGTCACTGACTGGGATAATGTCAATGCGATCATCAAAATCTGCAGCAAACACTTCGGACTCGCCACCAATTAATGAAAATGTAAATTGCTCTGGGAGGTATTCTGCATTTAGAGAAGCGAGGAGTTTAAACTCTTCTCCTTGTGCATAATGCAACCTTTTATGGATGGCAGAGAAAGCTTTACTGCCTTGCTCGATTAAAGCGACTGTAGAACCAACAGGTGCATTTGGGTTTACATCCCCAACATTCAAGTCTGCAGTGCTAGCGAACCGCTGACCTGCATCTACAATAAAGCCTAATAAAGTCT